TTAAGACAGCCGCGGATAGATGCCAGGGCCGATCGGCAGTCCCACCAGATACCAGCCCACCAGCAACAGCAGCCAGACGGCGAGAAAAATCAGCGGGTAAGGGAGCACCAGCGAGTAGTAGGTGCCGAGGCGGGCATCCGGCCGGTAGCGCTGTAGAAAACCGAGAAACAACGGCACAAACGGTGACACCGGCGCCAGCGGCAGCACCGATGAATCAGCGATACGAAACAGGATCTGCGCAAACGCCGGGTGAAAGCCCAACAGCATAAACATTGGCACGAAGATCGGCGCCAGAATCGACCAGATGGCCGAGCCGCTGGCGATAAACATACACAGAAAAGCCGACAGCAGCGCAAGGCCGACAAACGCCGGAACACCGTTCATGCCTGAACTCTCCAGCAGGTCCGTCAGACCGACGGCCATAAACTTGCCCATGTTGCTCCAGTTGAACATGGTTGATATAAGTAGCATAATCATATGCTTATATCTTTATTGGGTTCTATTGGGGTGCTTGGTGATGCAAAAATAAAACCGGATACAGCATAATGGGCGGTATCCGGAATCTGAGTTACAGTATCACTAACTGCCACTTTTCATCTGTTCCAGGAGGTCGCGGCCTTTCTTCAACTGCGCATCAATGTGATTAGCAAGGTCTTGAATATGGATCATGCGTGGTGCCTTTTGGCTCTCTGCCGCCCGGAAGGTTGGAATGGGTATCTCGCCCATAGCCGCGCGCTTTTCTGCGGTTGCCGGTTTCAGCCCAAAATACTTTTCGCACACCTGGCTGAGTGGAACCGTAGCAGACCCATATTCGGCCATTAACAAAAACATTGTATTCATTTTTACCTCACACCACTTTCAGGCCACGATAGTGGCACCAAGTCTCATACATCCGCTTAAGCTCTTCTCTGCATTGTTAGCCGCGACTGTCGGGCGGTTAATGATGGCAATCCCTACGCTCATGCTGCACCGCCAAAAATGAAGTAATTCGCCGCCGAGAAAATCAAAAGAACAATAATCACTCTAATGATGCGATTGCGACCAAACAGCCGGAAGTAGTTTTCCCAGGTCATAAATGACATAACCGCAATAAAGGTCAGAAAGCCGAAAATTACAGCTGCTGAGATAATTAACAAATGCATCATGCTGCACCGCCTTCAACGCGCTTAAACGAAATTACCCAAACCCAACCGTTGGCCTTCCAGCTTTCCTCGCCGTAGATGGATTCCCACAAGCGCTGGAATGCAACCTTGGCCGTTGCGAAATCACCCTTCGGAGTCAGGAATGTTCCCGGGTAATCAGGAAGCAAACTTCCTGCAGGCGGAACACCTTCGGCAGTGGCATCCTCTTCGCTGATAGCGTTCAGCCGTTCAACCCGCACGTCGGTGATTTCCAGCAGAATGCGGCTGGCCCAGCGCGGCATGTGGATTGACGGGCGCCAGCAGCAATGCAGTTCATCATCTGCATCGTAAAACTCTGGCGCAGGCACTCCATCAGCCTTGTAAACGCAGAATTCGGGCTTCTCAAACGGAGTGGGGTCTTTGCTATAACTATCCATTAGGTCGTAGTCGAACAGTGGCCCCTGAAACGTCTCGCGCACCCAAATGCGGTCGCCTGGCTTGCCAAATGCGCTGTTCAGATAGTTCCCTGCCGACAGTTCCCCGGCCAGTTCATTGCCAGCCAGCTCGCACCCAAGGTTTTTATCATGTACAGGGAATTTCACTGGGCGCCGCGTCTGCGTCTTCCGGCCGTCGAGAATGGCCCGCACCATCTCAGCGTTAAAAATCATCCCGCGCTCAGTCATTCCAGGCCTCCAGTTCGTTCTCGATCTCTTCGTCGATTTCGTCGTTGGTAGCGTCTTCGTCCAGATAGTCCCGCGCTTCTTTCAGGTACTGTTCATGGCGCTCCCGGTACCAGGCCGAAAACTCTGGAGTCCAGCCGTTCGGCTCACCGTCATAGTCAACCTTGGCGTTACGTTCAGCCATGCTCTCGACCATGCTGTAGGCGGTGGTAAGCGCCGCTTCGCGGATATACCCACGAAGGTCACGCTTGCGCCAGTACGGATTGCGCTTTGAGTCGCAGAATGGTTTAAATTCAACTTCCCAGCGGCGGATGCAACGTGCGTTCAGTGATTTACTCATGCTGCCCACCATTCAATAAACATGCAGATACCAACGGTTACTACGGCAATCAGCACCCAGCAGATCACATCTAACAGGGCGGCGAACCGACGCAGGGTGTATTTGCTGTAATTCTCAGGTTCAAAATTCATTGCGCCTCCCCAAGTACCCAACGAAGTGCGCTTGCATACTCACCCTCGGCTGATTCCAGGGCTTTGATGATTTCTTTGCGGGTTTTCAGGCGCGGCTTTGCCTCGCCGAGGATCTGACGCTGACGCCGGGCTTTTTCATGGCCGGTTGTGCCAGCAGTTGCCGCTTCGATTTCAGAGACCTTCTCCCGCTGCTCTTCAGGTTTAAGCGATGCCAGCTGACGCGCCTGGGTAACGGTGACTGTGCCAGCCTCCACCGCTTCCCTGACGGCCTGAGTAGCATCGAGGAGGGAAAGCGTTGCTCGAACGGTCTGAACGCTGCAGCCAAACAACACCGCAATGTCGTCCTCATCGAGCCCACGGTCGAGCGCGTCTGACATTTTTTTAGCCCGGCCAAGCGGCGTATCGGGTCGGCGAATTTCGTTTTCGCTTACCATGTATTTAGCCATCTGATTTGCTGATCCACGCTTAACGACCCCAGGAACAAGCAGTGGGTCTTTGCCTTCTTTCAGACGGAGTTTATTTGCCTCCAGGGTATGTTTAACGCGCTGACGGCCAACAACTACGCAGGTGAGCCCTGTTTCAGGGTCTTTCCAGACAATAATCGGCTCCAGTACACCCAGCTCCGCAATGTTCAGAACCATCCCTTCGTCGATAGGAAGGTGGACCCGTTCATCGTAAAGCGGGTGAGTTTTATCGGTAACCAAATGCAGGCTTTCAGGTTCGAACGTTAAAACATTCGTTTTGCCGCTGGCGCCGTATACAACCTTTGAGTCTTTTGCCATCAGAGAGCCTCCACGTTACGGAAGCTGGTGGGGCAAATTGCTTTCAAGTCGCGCATTGCTTCGAGGACATGTAGATTTGTGCGCTTCTTGGTGTGTCGCTCGGTCAGACGATCACACTCTTTCGCCCACGATTTGACCTCTGCGAGAAGGGCGTCACGTTCGGTGCGCGTCTGGCGCAGAGCTACATTCGAAACATCGAGGACGGTAGCCAGTTCCTTGATGATTGCTGCCTGTTCTGGTGGCATAGTTTTGGCTATTTCGTACGCCTGTTTAATCAGTTGATTTGCTGTCTTAGCCATCTTTTGTTCTCCATCTGACGCGCTGCAACGCGTAAATTTAGGGTGCAGCAACCCAACCCATGAGAGTGGGTGAATAGCTGGTTAAAATTTCTTGCTGATGGGGGACCGCCACTGCAATGGCGGTACGTTAGTTCTCCACACAACGGAAAGAGCACTGAAGCACTGGAAACTCACTTGACTAACACAGTGCTTTTTCCTGTTGTGTGCCGGGCTTCCACCGGCTCCCATCTGTTTTTAAAGCCACTCAGATATCGTCTGGGCTGCGCCGTCTACTTCCGGCTGTCACTGCCGTCGATAGTGCTGGCAGCTCACTGACCTGATAACTCCCAGGATCAACTGGAGTGGTTGTTATCGCTACCAAAGCGCCACTGTCCAGGACATTTAAAAGGACCGTCTCCAAGTGGTAACTCTTCCAGTCCCGCTAAACACTCGTGTAAATGCTTAACGTGAATGGCTGATATCCTCGTCTCTTCCGAGGTGTCACACCTTTTCGCCGCGCTGGTGGGGCGCACGTCGTGCCTGAAACACTTAGCTTGCACATTCCGGTTGTTCTGAGAGGCATGGATAAAGGGACTCTCAGGCCGCTGCGGCACATGTGCCATATGCCGTAATGCTCACTACCACACCAGGGTATGTAACTACGGGTACTCATGATGTGATTTAAATGTACCTTTAGTTACCATCATGGTCAAGAGAGCTATGTACTTTTTGTTACCTGTGGATTGAAAAAAAAGCCAGAAGGAGATCTGGCTTTAGAAATGAGTAACTTAAATGTTTTGGGTAATCTGAACCACTTTACCAACAATCCGGCAATTACCATCTATCGGGATGGGTTTAAAGGCAGGGTTAAGTGGCATCAAGTATGCGAAAGGGCTATCCCATACCAACTTTTTAACGGTAGCTTCAGCAGAGCCGTCGAGTATAGCCACTACAATTTTTCCGTAAAGGTCATCCAGTTGGCCATAGTGCGGTTCAACAATAACGATCGATCCTTCTGGGATGGATGGCAGACCATGAGGATTAGTCATAGACTCCCCGCGAACTACCAATCCGAATGCTTCATTAGAAACGTTTGCAGTGGTTTGCGTCCATGAAATCACATCAGAAAGCCTTGAGCATGCATAAGTATCAGTCCACATCCCAGCTTGAACAGCGGAGATAATAGGAACTGCCGTGGGTGGCTTAAGGAACGGAATAACTTTTGTATCATCCGGCGTTTCCTCACCTCGACCGTAAAGAATCCATTCTGGAGTTGTCTGCAGCGCCACCGCCAGCTGATGGAGATTCTCACCATCAGGTTTAGTAGTGCCGCTCTCCCATTTTGTTACGGAAACACGGCTTACCCCTAAGCGTTTAGCCAGGGTCTGCTGTGTTATGTCGAGCTGGACTCGACGGGATCTTATTCGGTCTTTCATCTCTGTTTTCATGTAACCAATGTTACATGGATTCCTTGTAACTGTTGTTTGCTATTTAATGTACCTTTTGTTACCTTTAAGGCGTAAGTTAACCAGGAGGAACCATGCGTAAATCAGAAGTTATCGAACACTTCGGAGGCGTATCAAAAACCGCAAGTGTTCTTGGTATTTCCCACCCGGCAGTTTGCCGATGGGGTGAAGTCATCCCTCAAAAACAAGCATTCGTCATCGAACGAATTACGAAAGGCAAGCTGAAGTACGACGCTAGCCTTTACCAAAAGGCTACAGATTCAGCTGCTTGAAAGTAACTACAAAAGGAAAATCAATATGGTAGAGCCAAACCTCAAAGAAGCCGTCAAAGCGATGTGCAAAGCATATCCAGGTGGGCGCGAAGCAATGGCTGGCGCACTGGGAATGACGGTGACGCAGTTTAACAACAACCTTTACGAGAAAAACGGCTGTCGTTTCTTCGAAGTCAGCGAGCTGGAAGCGATGGAAGACATTTCCAACACGTCGTTACTGGCTGATTACTTCGCTCGCCGTCGTGGTGCTTTGCTGGTGGATGTTCCGCACCTGGAAGAGCTGGATCGCGTGGACTTGTTCAGCCGGGCAATGCGTACCTCTGCCGCCAGGGGACAGGTTGATCAGATTATCGAACAGGCGCTTGAAGATGGCGTTATTGAAAGGCATGAGGCCGAAGAAATCATGGTCCACCACCGCCGCCATCTGGCAGCTCGTGAAGAAGAGATTGCCGCAATCATCACGCTTTTTTCACGCAAAAAGAAGTGACGCCAGCGAGTTGCAGCTCCTGGCGTCGTGGCGTGTCGTTATCAGTGGAGATTACTAACGCATGAACAGTTTATCAACACAATACCGCAGGTCGCAACTTGTAGCGCGGCCAGTACCTGGTGGAGCAGGACCGGTGCAGTTCGTGTATGGGGTAAGAGTACCTGGCGGGTTCGAGCCTGTCTGCTACCAGTTTGCTCAGTGGGTGGTAGGGGACTTTAACGGCCAGGCGGAGAAAGTATGCGAGAGCTTAACCGATGGTTCAGAGATCACTACGGTGTCCCGGTCAGGGTCATACGCTGGGAGCCCCAGACACAGCGCGTTATATACCTGCGTAAAGGGTACGAGCATGAATGCTTTAGCCCCCTTGAGCAGTTCAGACGTAAATTCAGAGAAATAAAGGACGATCATGAGCACTAA